ACAGCATGGTATGTTAAACCAAACTTAGATAAAGACATTGTTAATAATGACCACCTGATTGATGCTTTGACATACGGCGTTAAAACCGGCGTCAAGTTTGATCAGGACAAGCCTCAGTGGACACTAGTGCCTTTCAAAGCCCTTGATGAGGTGGTGAAGGTGCTGACCATTGGTGCTAAGAAGTATGCTCCTGACAACTGGAAGAAAGTTCCTAACGCAAGGCAGCGCTACATTGATGCAGCGTTCCGTCACATGTCGGCCTATGCTGCTGGTGAAAAGCTTGATGATGAGACAGGTAAGAGTCACTTAGCACATGCTGTGTGCTGCTTGTTGTTCCTGTTGGCATTTGATCTGGATAAAACTTTGGAGAAAACTAATGGCTAAAGCCACTGTCACTGTTGAGTTTCATGTAGATATAGATAATCTTGGTGCTGCTTACAGCAATGAGGATTATCTAATTGAAGAAATTAAAGATCAAGTATCTTATGGGCTATACAGGTTTGATGCTCAAGAGGTTGTCTTCACTCGTGTTGACATTGAAGGACTATGATGGATAGCCTCGTTATTCGATTAGCAGCTAATGGTTTTATCGTTAGTTACATGGGCGATGAAGATGATGGGTTCTGTCAACAAGACTACATTGCTTATGACATTACAGAAGTCTGTAGCATTGTTCGTGACATCTTACAGGCAGAGACATACAATGTTGACATGTCACATGTTGTAACAGACACTGTACCGCATGCATAACTCTGGCGAATGGACTGACGCGAGGTTTCGAAGCTTCATCACTTCGGCGCTTCGTGCTGCGTCCAGACGCTGGCCTCCTAAGTACAAGTCTTTGAAAGAAGCCTTTGTCGGTAAGAAGGTTAATGCAAAAACTGGTAAGATTGCAATGCACTACAAGTGTGTCACCTGTGAAGGCATCTTCATTGCTGCTGATGTACAGGTAGACCACATCCATCCTGTTGTAGACCCTAAGAAGGGCTTCGTCAGTTGGGATGTGTACATCACTAGGATGTTCTGTGAGATTGATGGACTTCAGGTGATGTGTAGGCCATGTCATAAAGATAAAACTGCTCAAGAGAAACTTGAAAGGAAAAAGAAATGAAAATTAATGTTGAGACTATTAAAGAGAACGAAGATGGGTCTGCTGATTGCAGCATATATCTTGATGATGAAGCTAAAAACTTCCTAATCAGGTATGCCCTTCTTGCTTGTTTAGAAAACGCTATTGAGAAGGGGAAGATTGCAACCCCTCCTGTTGTAGAAACAACACAGGATGAAAATAAAGAAAGTCTGGCTGATGAATAAGGTATAACTACTGTTTCTAATTAGCGCGGGTTACGTCAGTGGTCAGACTATTAGGCTCATAACCTAAAGGACGGAGGTTCGAATCCTTCACCCGCAACCACTTTACAACAGGGGCTTCGGCCCCTTTTTATCCACCGAAACAGGAATACAGACAGCATTATGAATAAATACCCAGTGGTATTGGATATTTCTAGAGACTCTTTATTTGATGAACTTGGACTTCAGCGGCTTAAGGAAAGCTACATGCGCGAGGATGAGACTAGCCCACAGGAGCGTTTTGCTGCTGTATCGTCATCGTTTGCAAGCAATGCTGCACACGCTCAGCGGCTATATGAATACAGTAGTAAGCACTGGCTTAGTTATTCTACGCCTATCCTATCTTTCGGTAGGTCTAAGCGTGGTCTGCCTATCAGTTGTTTTCTTAACTATATTGATGATAGTGCAGAGGGTCTTGTTGATAATCTATCTGAAACTAACTGGCTATCGATGTTAGGTGGTGGTGTTGGTATCCACATGGGTATCCGCAACAGCGATGACAAGTCTGCTGGCATCATGCCTCACTTGAAAATCTATGACGCTAGTTCGCTGGCCTACAAGCAGGGCAGTACACGCCGTGGTAGCTATGCTGCATACCTGAATATCAGCCATCCAGACATCATTGCCTTCCTTGAGATGCGTAAGCCAACAGGTGATCAGAACCTACGCACATTAAACCTGCATCATGGTGTCAATCTGTCTGACAAGTTTATGTCCATCATTGATACATGCATGAAAGACCCTGATGCTGACGATGCCTTTGAGTTGATTAACCCTTCTAACAATAAGGTTGTTGAAGTGGTGTCGGCTAAGTATCTGTGGCAAAAGATACTTGATCTTCGCATGCAAACTGGTGAACCCTATCTTGTCTTCATTGATACAGCCAATGCTGCTGTACCACAATGGCTCAAGGACAAGGGACTCACCATCAATGGCAGCAATCTATGCACTGAAATCTTCTTGCCAACAAGTGAGAAGCGCACAGCGGTATGCTGCTTGTCTTCTCTGAACCTTGAATACTACGATGAATGGAAACACAATGAAGAATTTATTGTTGATGTTATGGAAATGCTGGACAATGTACTTCAGTACTTTATCGATAATGCTCCTAGCCCTATTGAACGCGCTAAAGTCAGTGCCACTATGGAGCGTAGTGTCGGGGTTGGCGCGTTAGGCTTTCATGCCTATCTGCAAAAGAAACGCATATCCTTTAATGGTGTGCTGGCAAAGAGTATCAACATTGAAATGTTCAAGCACATTCATAACCAGTGTCTCAAAGCAGATGAGTTTTTGGTTAAGCTTCGTGGTCCATGCCCTGATTCAATGTTCCAAGAAAAGCAACGCCGCTTCAGTCATCACATGGCAGTGGCACCTAACGCCAGCAGCAGCCTCATCATGGGCAACACTAGTCCTTCCATTGAACCCTATCGTGCCAATGTCTATCGTCAGGATACGCTAAGTGGTGCGTTTGTGCATAAGAATAGATTCCTTGTTAAAGAGCTTGAGGCGCTTGGAATGAATGACGATGACACATGGGCATCAATCATTGGCAACGATGGCTCTGTGCAGCATCTGGACATCCCTGACATCATCAAGGGAGTGTTCCAGACAGCAATGGAGATTGACCAGCGATGGATTATTGAGCATGCTGCTGACCGCCAGAAGTACATTGATCAGGGTCAGAGTGTGAATCTTTTCTTTCCAGCGACTGTGAGCATCAAGTATTTGCACAGCATCCACTTTATGGCTTGGAAGAATGGACTGAAGAGCTTATACTATCTACGCTCAGAGAAGGTCAAGAAGGCTGACAAGGTTGGCTCACAGATTAAACGACAGCGTATTGAAGATGAGATTGATTTGAAACAAATTGCAGATGGTGACACCTGCTTGGCTTGCGAAGGATGATATAATGATCAGCTATAAAATGAATACTGAAACTACAGCGTTCCGTCCTTTTACCTACCCGTGGGCGTATGACGCTTGGTTACAACATGAGCAGTCTCATTGGCTACATTCCGAAGTTCCTCTTTCTGAAGACGTTAAAGATTTTAGAAAAATGAAGAATGATGAACAAGAATTTCTGACAAAGATATTACGCTTCTTTGTGCAGGGTGATTTGGATATTGGCGGTGGGTATCACAATCATTATATTCCTGTGTTTAAAAATCATGAAGTGAGAATGATGCTTAGCGGGTTTGCTTCACGAGAAGCTTTGCATGTGGCAGCATACGCTCACTTGATTGAAACACTTGGCTTGCCTGAGTCTACATACAATGAGTTCTTGCAGCACAAGGAAATGGTGGAGAAGCATGACTATGTGCAGAGGCTAGATGATGCACCGATGGCTGCAAAGATTGCCACCATCAGCGCATTCGGTGAAGGCATGCAGCTGTTCTCTAGCTTTGTTATGTTGCTAAACTTTGCAAGGAATGGTAAGTTGAAGGGGTTGGGTCAGATCATTGCATGGTCTATTGTAGATGAAACACAACATGCTGAAGGCATGATAAAGGTATATCGTGAATATGTTAAACACCACAAAGATGAAACTACGCCTGAGCAAATTAAAACTATCGCTGAAGAAATGGTTGGCATTGAAGATGCTTTCATTGACCTTGCTTTTGGAATGCTTGATGTCGAAAGGCTTACCAAAGAAGAAGTGAAACAGTACATCCGCTACATTGCAGACAGACGGCTAATCTCTATGGGGATGAAAGGCATCTACAAGATCAAGAAGAATCCTCTGCCGTGGGTTGATGGCATGCTTGGTACATCACACACCAACTTCTTTGAACAGCGTGTCACAGACTACAGCAAGGGTGCTACCACTGGTACATGGGATGATGTGTGGGGTAAGGCGGCATGAGTGACAATGAACGACTCAAAGAACTAGTAGCTGAATTATTTACCAACTACTTAGACTACACTGAGGACAGCGATAGCGGTGTGATGTTCAATCCTATTTACATCTCATGTTGCAGGTCACTAAAGCTTGAGCCACTAGAGAAACTTCTTATTGAAATGAAGACACTTGCTGGTGTTAAAAATGATTGAGGTGGTTGTGTCAGCTACCATGCTTGTTGAAGCTAGAGATAAAGCAGCAGATATGGGCAGGTTGTACAACAGTATAATCAGAGGGGCTGGCAACATTGCTGGTTTTATTGGTGAAGACATAGCTCAGCAGGTATTAGGTGGTCAACTAAGCAACACCTATGACTATGATCTTGTGCTACCTTCGGGCAAGACTGTTGATGTGAAGACAAAGCAGACCAGTGTTAAACCTCTTGAGACATATGAGTGTTCTATTGCCGCACTTAATACAACTCAAGAGTGTGACTACTACTGCTTTGTTCGCGTCAAGAATGACTTCACTGTTGGTTGGTATCTTGGTATGTATGACAAGAAACAATACATGCTTGACTCAGTCTTTATGAAGAAAGGAACTGTTGACTCTAGCAATGGATATACGGTAAAATCTGATTGTTACAATCTCAAAATCTCTAGCTTAAAAGATATGATATGAACCACCCCAACAATTTACCTGAAAAGAAAACAACCGTTGACATCACTGGTATGACGGCAAAGATTAAAGAAATCATCTACACTACAGCACCTGATAGTACAGTGACAATCTGCCTCATCTACATGAAGAACGGATATGTTGTTATAGGTAAGAGCGCTTGTGTTGATGCTTCTAAATACAATGTAGCTCTTGGTGAGAAGTATGCGTATGAGGATGCGCTAAACAATCTGTGGCCCCTTGAGGGCTACCTGATGGCAGAACGACTGATGGAGAGTAAAGATGCAGGTTAAGACAGAACGATTTCCACCTCTGCGAATCCAAGCAGAGCAGGGCTACAAAGCTTTCTACAAAGGATGGATGACCAACAGCTACAATCCTGACACAATTGCGGGTAAGGAGTGGCAGCGAGGGTTTGACTATGCCTTCTTTGAAAACATCCACTATCTAAACAATCCTAAGACAGTGCAGCAGTAATAAAAAAGCCAGCTTAGTTGCTGGCTTTCTTTTTAGTTCCTTCTAAGCATCCTGTCAGTTTGAGAAATCAAACCACCCCTTGCTTTACCAATATCAGTAGCTCGATTAAACTCACCTTCAATAATCATCATCTTCTCAACGGGTGTCTTTGGTTTGCGTTTAAACTGACTGACAAAGGCATCTTCTTGCGCTGCCTTGTTTGGTGCTTTCTCATACAACGAATTGACAGCAGAATTACCAAACTTAGAAATGAATGTATCTCTAGCAGCTTCTTTAGATTCATTCAAAGCGCTAGTTATCCTAGTGGTGATGGCAGTTCTCTTCTCTTCAGCAGACAATTGCTTGTAGGCAGGGCTAGTGATAAGCTCTGTTACAACTGGTAGAAAGGCTGGTCGTGCTGTAGTGATACGCAGATTATCATAGTCTCTATTGCCAGTTGTCTTAATCACACTGTATGGTTGTATGTCCAAACGAATCAACTCTTTCTCAATTGGAGTTGTTGGTGTTGCTGGTCTTGAGCCAGTAAACTGTCGAGCAACAGTAGGCACTTGCTGCTCAGCAGTTTGAAACAAACTAGGACGGCTTTGTAGGATGTCACGAGCAACTGGCACAGGTGCTGCCACTGTTGCAATTGCAGACTCAGTGAATGGTGACACCTTACCAGACAAAGATGTCGATGCTTTGGCATCCACCACCCGCATGTCATCACGCAAGAAATTAATGCCATCATAAAGTGGATTAAAGAAGTTATCAAATCGGCTAATAAAGTCACCAGTGAGTTGACCAGCTTTTTTAGCCATGCTTTCACTGATGCCGCCTTCAACTGTTTCTTTAACAGAATCAATGATGGTCTTTTGTGTGCCAGCAGAGCGACCCATACCTGACATGATTTCTGTAAACTTACCACCATCAAATGATCTAATGCGCCCAAGCCCAAGCAACTCATATTGATTGGTTAGTTTTTGTTTCTGCGGGTCATTAACATCTAGTGCATCGGCTTGCTTCTTAATAGTTGCAGCTTCAGCAGAGCGCTGCTCTGGTGTCATATTGACGGTATACCAAAGCTCTTTGCCAACATCCTTCATGACTAGGCTAGCTTCAGCTAGTGCCATGATGTTGACATACGGGAATACAGCACTGCCATCTTTGACATTGCCATCCTTGTCTTTGTACTGGTAGAACTGAGTGTCAGCATTTTCTTCACGATAGGCCATAGCACCCAAGATGGCAGCACTGCCCACCACACTATCCAACACCTTACGCTTGCCGTCATAGGCCATGCCAGCCGCTTCCATCACCTTGCCTTCGGCACGAAGTGCCGCTGCTTTCTGTAGCTCTTGAAGACCGCCCATGCCACTGAATGGTGTGAGTCGGTATGTGTATCGAGCAGCGTTCAATTGAAAGCGTACAAATGGAAGAACAATATCTTTGAGAGTACCAGCACCAGCATTCTGATTTACACTTTGTAGAATACGAAATGCAGCATCTTCAGCAAAGCCTTCAATACCCTTCTCACCTGTCTTCTTAAAGTCATAGGAGAAGGTGAGCTTCATTGTATCTTCAGCAGCAGCTTTCAGTAAAGAAGATGGAACAGGTTTGTCATTAGCCATGAAGTCTTCGAAGTCAAGACCAACATCCTTCATCCTATTCCTAACACTCTGTAAGAAGATTGGACCACGAACAACACCATCAACAGCACGGTTAAAGATGTTGATGGTACGCACGGCATCTCCAACAGCGCCAGCACCTTGCTGTTCAACCTCAGCACCAACATTGGTAATCAAATTGTTAAGGCGCGGGTTATTCTTCAGCGCCATTGCTGTCAACTCTTTGGTATAGCCAGCATCCATTAGTCGGGATAGAACATATCCACCATCAGCAAAGATGGTCCCAATTTCTTCACCAACACGAGCAGTATTGACAGGAGCGCCACCACCACGCAGATCATTAACCATGCGACCAGCAGATTTAATGGTGGCTTCCATGATATCGCCAGCTGTTTGGATACCGATGGTTCCGGTCAAGCCAATGGCATTCATTACGGCTGTGCTAAGGCCAGCGGTTGATGCACCAACAGATGCGCCAGTAGTAGCTTTAACACCCCTCAGCAACTTGCCTGATAGATACTCAGTGCCAGCACCAGCATTAAGCATACGGGTGAAGGCATCTTCCAGCACAGGGTCGCCACCTGTCATCTTACGCAGCATGTCAGCGGTAGACTTAGCTTGCTGCAAGAAAGCACCAGCTTCAGACGCTTGCACTTTAAACATCTCTAAGAAGTCTGCTGGTTTAACACCAGCACGACTAGCAGCTTGTTGTATTACATCTTGATCTGCAATATTTAAAGCATCAATAATACCCTGCACAGTCCTAACTTCATTCAAGTTTGGACGAAGCTCTGGATTGTCAGTGAACAATTGCTTAGCAACTTTGAAGATGTCATCAACAATAGGCTTGTTGAGAACAGCTTGATATACATCTGTTGGTGGCACAGCAGTATCTAGTGTTGCTTCACGACCAGCTTGTCGCGCTGCTGCTGATTCATACAGTGGAGCAGGGCCGGTTATCTCTTGTTCTTTTTGAATGAACTTAGCTTTAAAATCTTCTGTTGCTTTGTCGTACAGTGCTGGAGCTTTCTTAGCAGCTTTTAAATCTTCAACGCGCTCAGCAACACGCTTACCGCCAGCCGATACAGTCTTTGCTGCAACAACGCCTTCAATAGCCATGCTTAAACCAGCAGTAGCAGCCACTTCAATGTAGCTAATTTCATCACGCAACGCTAGCTCAATGTCTTGTTTCTGTTTAACAATGTTTGTACCAGCGGCAACAGCACC